AACCCGCTTCGGCGGGTTTTTTGTTTCCTAAACTGCAACCATAGTTGACACTACGTTTAAACAATGTAACTATAGTTACTTCAAGTCACAAAAACACACCCCATGACACCAGCCACCGCCCTCGAAAAAGCCCTCGCCACCGCCAAAGCGGCCGGCCTCTTCTTCCTGGCCGACGGTTCCGGCTTCACCCTTTATCGGCGCATGCCGACCACCCGCGTCTTCCTCGGTCGCAGCAAGACCGAAGAAGCGCTGCAGCAGCTGGTGCGTCGTTGCGCCAGTCATCGTTAACCACCAGGAGATCACATGATCCGTCCCATCACCGACACCCTGCGCCACATCGGCGGCGGTGTTTTTATCGACATCGCCAGCGACAAGATGAACGAGCTCGTCGCTGCCGTAGATGCCTCCGGCAAGTCCGGGAAGCTGACGCTTGAAGTCAAGGTCAAGAAGGCGACCCGCGGCGGTGCGATGCACATCACCGGCACGATGCGCCTGACCAAGCCGGCCGAAGAGCCCATGGAAGCGCTGCTCTTTGCCACCCCCGAAGGCAACCTAGTCGCCGACGATCCCCATCAACAGAAGCTGGACCTCAAGGTCGCACCTGGTGCGGTCGACGTCGCCTTCAGCCAACTCAAGACTGCGCAGGCCTGATCATGGAAAACATCGAAACCACCAACATCGCCGAAACGCTGGCGCGCGAGATGAAGACGCCGATCGAGATCATCAGCGAGCCGGGCGGAAACTTCAAGCGCGTCGCGCTGCCACCGGGCTGGACGCTGCAGGAGAAGGACGACGACGCCAAGCTGCTCGCCGTGCCGCGCCGCAAGAAGGCGCGCGTCGACCTGCGCGATCCCGACAGCTTCATCGCCTACGTCAAGCGGCACGGATCGCTGACCGACAGCACGATCTGGTGCGTCGCCGACTATAAAGCCGGCAAGGTCGACTTCACCGCGATCATCAACGACCACGGCGAAGAAGCGACGCAGGCCGACTGGCGCGACCACCGCGCGACGTTCTCGCCCGAGTTTTCCGAGGAATGGAATCGCTGGCGCGCGCAGCACAAGAAACCGTTCTCGCAGGGCGACTTCGCCGCCTTCATCGAGGATAACCTCAAGGACATCGTCAGCGTCAACGACAGCCCGACCGGCGGCCAGATGCTGGAAATGGCGCTGACCTTCGAAGCCAACCAGGACATGCGCTTCAAGAGCGCGATCCGGCTGCAGAGCGGCGGCGTGACGATGAGCTTCGCGCAGGACGACGATGCGGCGACGCTGCAGAAGATGCAGGTCTTCGACCGCTTCACGCTGGGTTTCCCGGTCTTCTGGAGCGGCGACGCCTACCAGGTTGATGCGCGCCTGCGCTACCGCGTGCGCGAAGGGAAGCTGACGTTCTGGTTCGAGCTGATCCGCCAGGACAAGGTTCTTGAAGCCGCGACGCAGACGCTGATCGCACAGATCCGCGAGAAGACAGGCAACCCGTTCTTCTTCGGCAACCCCTTCGTCGCTTGATGACCACGGCCCGCTGCGAGGCGGGCCTTTTCCAGGGAATAACAATGACACCCATCACCAAACCAGAACTCGCCAACGGCGAGCGCTATATCGGCGCGATCGTCGATGCCGCCGGCGTCGCCACGCACATCATCCTTTTGCCCGGTAGCCCAAAAGCCACATGGAAAGCCGCCAAGACGTGGGCAGCCAGCATCGGCGGCGACCTGCCGAACCGCGTCGAGCAGGCGCTGCTCTTTGCCACGGCGAAGGATGAATTCGAGGAATACGGCTACTGGTCGAACGAGCTCTACGCCTCGGTTTCTGGCTTCGCCTGGTCTCAGTACTTCGACTACGGCTACCAGTACGACCACGGCATCTACGGCAAGCTCCGCGCCCGAGCCGTCCGCAGATTAATTATTCAGTAATTTATCAATTCGATCTCCGACCGCTACAAGACGTGGAATCCTAAGGATCTGACCATGTTCGAAATGATTGAAACCCCGGCCGCAGAATTGACACTGCAGCAAAAACTGGTGCGCGAGGTGATGGCGGAGTGCGGAAAGAAACTCAAAGCCATTGAAGAAAACCATCTACAAATCACTAAGTGCGAGACGCTGTCAGCGCTGCTCAGGGCCAGCGATACCCTTGGTGTCACAGGAAACCCTGTAGTTTCTGTGCACCTCAACAGCATCACCGCATGGGTTCAAGTCGGAAACAAGAAGCTGTCGACTGTTCGCAACGCAATCCATAGAGCCGGCCTGAACATTTATTGTGAGGACGCGAAATACGCCGGCGTCAGCCCGACCGGCACGCCCTGCATGAGTGAGATGACGTTAACGCTGGTCGGCTTCGACTGCCCGGTCATTGCACTGGACATCGTGCAGGAAGCCACCGGCGCCGGCGACCTCCAGCAGGCCGCCTGATCATGATCTCCGCCGTCTTCTTCCCCGTTGATCCCGAGGCCCGGGCCTTCGACCTGGTGCAGCAGGCTAACGCGGCCATGTTGGCCGGCCTGCGTCTCTACACCAACGGCCGCCAGTTCGCCCTGCTGCCCAAGCCGGTTAAGGGCTGGGCGCTGTTCGCCGCGAGACTCGTCAAGGATGTCGCGCCGTGCCGCGCCTGATCGCCCTGGCGGCACGCGCGGTCACCGCCTGGCGCTACATGCGTCGGCTCAACTACTCGCGCCGTCTGGCGTGGGCCATGTCCGCCCGTTAATCACTTCTTCCTCGAGGAACACCATGGAACAAACCATCACCCTTCCCACACTCGCCGCCGGTGAGACCTATGCCGGCCTGATCCTCAATGAGGACGGCGCGCCGAGCCATCACCTGATCCTGCTGGCGGGCGACAAGTCGCTCACCTGGGAGAAGGCCAAGGCGTTCGCTCAGAAGGCCGGCGGCGAGCTGCCGACGCGCCAGGAACAAGCCCTTCTGTACGCCAACTGCAAGACCCAGTTCAAGAGCGACTGGTACTGGTCAGGCGAACTTTACGCCTCGGGTTCTGGCTCCGCCTGGTGTCAGTACTTCGACAACGGCCGCCAGCTCAGCTACGGCGTCGGCAGCAAGCTCCGCGCCCGAGCCGTCCGCAGATTAATTATTCAGTAATTTAGCTATTTATCATGGCCCTCACGAATCAACTCCCGATCTACAAGGTCGCCTACGACCTGCTCGATTCCGTTACGGACTCGGTCAGGAGCATGCCGCGCGACTTCAAGCAGAGCATCGGCGGCAAGATCAGCGCCGAATGCGTTGAGATCGTCGTGCTGATCTTTCGCGCCAACTGCGCGCGGGATAAAGCACCACACCTCGGCGAGTTGATCGAGCGCCTTCAAGTCGCCGAACTGCTGTTGCGGCTTTCACGGGACAAGCGGCTGATTTCGACCGCCCAATACGCGAAGGCCATCGAGCTCACCAACAGCGTCGGCAAGCAAGCGTCAGGATGGCGCCGCGCCTCCGCATCGCCCGCTTCCTGATGGTCACGACCACCATGACTGAGCGATTTATTAATCTGGTCTCGCCGCTGGCTCACAAGGCCACCGACATGCGCATCGCAGATACCGACGGCAGCCGCCGTGACCGGTCTGGCGCAGTTTCAACCCTGATCGGCGAAAGCCTTCGCGGTTGCGACATCGATAGCGAGCACACAACGCCTCGGATTCTGGCTACGCCTGGTATCAGAACTTCAACAACGGCAACCAGAACAACAACGACATCAACAACAAGCTCCGCGCCCGAGCCGTCCGCAGATCAATGCGCAGCACCCCAACCTGATTTTTCCTTCCATGAACTGGTGCAAGCGTATTTCGACTGTCGCCAGTCGAAGCGCAACAGCGCCAGTGCACTGGCTTTCGAGCAGAACCTCGAGCGCAACCTCGGCGCGCTGTTCGACGAGCTGCAGCGCGGCACCTATCGCCCCGGTCGATCGATCTGCTTTGTCATCACCCGACCAAAACCGCGCGAAGTGTGGGCTGCAGACTTCCGCGATCGGATCGTGCACCACCTGCTCTACAACCGGATTTCGCCGCGGTTCTACGCTTCCTTCATCGCCGACAGTTGCGCCTGCATTCCAGGGCGCGGAACGCTCTATGCGGCGCAACGGCTCGAAGCGAAGGTCCGCAGCGTCTCGCAGAACTGGTCCCGGCCGGCGTGGTATCTCAAGCTCGACCTGGCGAACTTCTTTGTCAGCATCGACAAGCACATCGTCCACGACCTGGTCGCCAAGCGCGTCAGCGAGCCATGGTGGCTTTGGCTGGCTGACCTGGTGCTGTTTCATGACCCGCGCCAGAACTACGAACTGCGCGGCAATGCAGCGTTGCTTGAGCGTGTTCCCGCGCACAAGCGACTGACCAGTCAGCCGGCGAACCTCGGCCTGCCGATCGGCAACCTGTCAAGCCAGTTCTTCGCCAACGTCTATCTCGACGTGCTCGACCAGTTCGTCAAGCACAGGATCGGCGCGCGGCACTACATCCGCTACGTCGACGACTTCGTTCTACTCCACGAGTCGCCGCAGTGGCTCAATGCCGCGCACGAAGCGATCGAAACGTTTCTTCCTAACCGGCTGCACGCCAGGCTCAACCCGACCAAGACGATCCTGCAGCCTGTTGATCGCGGCATCGACTTCATTGGCCAGGTGATCAAGCCGTGGCGGCGCGTCACCCGGCGGCGTACGTTCAACGATGCACTGCGCCGTGTGCGCGAGATCGAATCAGACAAGCTCTTCGAGACGGCCAACAGCTATTTCGGGCTGTTTCGCCAGTCGGGGCATAGTCATCATGACCGGGCGCAGCTCGCCAATACCCTTCGCTATCGCGGCCACTGCATCAAGGGTGATTTAACCAAAACCTACCGGAGAAAAAAATGATTATTGGACTCACCGGCGCGGCAATGTCTGGAAAAGACACCGTCAGCGCCTATCTGAATAAAGCGCATGGCTTCGCACCGACCGCCTTCGCCGACCCAATACGCGCCATGCTGATCGCCGGCCTCGATCTCGAGCCGTACCACTTTCGGCCGGAAAACAAGGAATCGGTTATTTCCCAGCTCAACTGCAGTCCACGGCGACTGATGCAGACGCTGGGCACGGACTGGGGCCGCCATATGATCGCCGATGGGCTCTGGACCGACATCATGGCGCGCCGGCTGCGCGCCGCGGCGCACGTCGGCGAGGATGTCGTAATCACTGACGTTCGGTTTCTGAGCGAGGCGGGTCTGGTCAAGCGGCTGGGCGGCGAGGTCTGGCGCGTAATCCGCCCCGGCGCCGCAACAACCGAGCACAGTGCGCACCAAAGCGAGATCGAACAGTCCGCCATCACGGTCGACCGCGGTCTGGTCAACAATGGAACGCTTGAGCAGCTCTATGAACAGATCGATGCGGCGCTTGGCTTCGTGTTCGAGATCGCCGGCGAGACGACGCTATGACCGCCCTGGCCATCTTCGCGTCGACCCTGGCCTTGGTCACCGCGCTTGGTGCGCAGTCGCTACTCGTCAATAACGGGCGCTACGTCGGGGCCTTCTTCAACAGCTCACTG